CCAATGCCATCAACACCATTCTTGAACCACATGAGCAATTCATCGGTGTTAGGTAGTTCCTCTTGAAAGCGTTGCCAGGCAAAGGCAGGTCGCTTGGAACCGTCATTGGCGACAGGAACGACAGAGATGCCTTCTTTTAAGAACCTGAGTGCGATTGGCAGTAACTCATTCATCGTTGCCTACCATCCGTGAAATGATCCACTTAACGACAGGAACTGCAACTGCATTGCCCATTTGCTTATATCGGTTTGAATCTGCTTGACCTGAAGTCCAATCATCAGGAAACCCTTGAAGGCGTTCACATTCAACAGGTGTCAATCGGCGCACGACTGAACCATCTTGTTTTTGTATCATCGGCACATTCCCACCCCCTGTTCCATATCGTGAAATAACTGTTGGCACAATGCCATCTTCATACACTCTGACATCATCAACACGAGTTCCATCAATGATGAGAACACCTGGTTTCCCCTCATTAGCTCCACCTGATCTCAATGTGTGAAAGTTCCTCTCATCAATGCTTGCGTTGTAAAAATCAACTCCCAAAATTAAAACTGTTGCATATGCTTCGCCATTGTTGTCCATTGCGTTCAATGTTGGTGTAACTCCACCCAAAATCCAAGATTCATAATCAAATTCACTCTGCGCTCTCTTGCTTTTCACAAACCACATCGTGACCCCCTGAAACAAAATCATCCATTGAAATTAACATTTTACAATTTGGACAAAATCCCATTTGATTACTCCAATTCATTGTTGGCAACTTTCTCAAGCGCTTTTTGAAGCTGAATAGGCAATGTCTTTTCTCTCCGACCTGCTCGCCTCAAGATACCCTGAGCGGCTTTGGGAGATAGAGAGTATTTCTTGAGGTGATCGCCCTGAGTCTCCAAGACATCCGACAATGAACACTCGACGACGGCGTTGGGGAACTCCGAAGTGTTGAGCATCAAGCACCCGGTAGGCGATGCGATACCCGCGCTTAACCAACGCTTCAATGACAACGGCCATGTCTCTTCCGTTATTTGAGGAAAGTAAGCCAGGAACATTTTCAAGGATAAAGTTTTGCGCTCTTGTTTCGTCAAGGAGTCGGCAGATTTGCCAGAAAAGTCCACTCCGTTCTCCGCCCAATCCTGCTCGCTTACCGGCAACTGATAAATCTTGACAGGGGAATCCACCTGTGATGATTCCTGATTCTGGAATAAATCCTGCTGCGATGAGTTGTTCACCTGTTACCCCCATGATGTCACCGAAAATTGTTGAGTTGGGAAAGTGTCGGCGAAGCACTTCCTGCGCTTTCTTGTCTATTTCAACCGATGCAACTACCTTCACACCGTTTCGTTCAAGAGCTAAATCAAAACCACCTACACCTGCAAACAATGAAACTGCCGTGATCATTTTCCACCCCATCCTTCACCTTTGAAGATGGTGCCACCCAATGAATACTTGCGTTGCATCAACTTCTTCTTGCAACCTTCGCAAATGATTCTCTTGTCATCATTCATCTCAAAAAACACTTCTGCAATATGTCCACAATCGCAAGTAAATTCATAAAATGGAGTCATTATCTACCCCTTGCAATATCAGCCGATACTGTGAATGCTCGTGCTTCGTGATCTGAGTCAATGTGAGTTTCAATCTCACTTGCAATGTGTTCTCGCACAATTTTTTCGACTTCAATGGCAATCTCAAAGATAGCCACTTGATCTTTTTCTCGTTTGAATATCGCTTCGCGGATTGCTTGCTGATAATCACTCATTCATTGCCCCCGTTCAAAGTTTTCTATATTGTGAGGTGGTGGGAGTCGAACCCACCTGCGCAATTCCCCAAGAACGCAAATCCCATACCTCGTTCCCCGTGGCGAAAGGAAAGGATTAAAGCCACAGGAAAGTTATACCTGCTTTGCGCCCAACTGATTCAACAATGCCTGAACTTCAGGTGGCAAGTTGTTAGTGTCAATCGGTGCAACAGGTGTGGCAGGGGCGGATGCTTTCGCATTGCCACCGCCGATGAAGGCGTTTGCCTTTGCTAGATCATCAGGATTGCCTGTGGCATCAATTAAGACCCACGGTGCTGACTTGCCTGGTTTTGCAGTTCCCTGCCCGATGCGAGCAAGAACTTTCTGCCCGATCTTTTCTTTCAAAGCATTCTTGAGTGCAACATTGAAAAACAAGATGCCTGAATGTGTTTCGTTGCCATCTAGGTCAACAAGGTCAACCTCGACTGCATCTGTAACTCCGTGAACTGTTGTGATCTCTCGCTTGTGTTCAATCGGTGTGATGATAAGCAGCTTTCCTGCCAAGTCTGCGACCTTGACTGAATCACCGCCACCTTGCGTTGGTGCTGTGAACATTACTGTTCCCCCTCTTCGTTGTTGTTGTTGTCTAACTCTGTCGGTGGATTATTTTCCACCCATTCTTTGACACCATCTGAGAGTGCCTTTGTCGGTATGAGACCGCACTTGCAAGAATTACACTCGCACATCATTGTGAATCTCCATGACAGGCGCGAGATAAATCTTTGCTGTACGGTAAAAAATAAGGGCAATAACTGCACAGTCTTGTCGGTTCGGCAGGTATTAAATCCCACATTTGCGGATTGCTCTCAACATCAACTGTTGAAAGAAGCGTGTATAAACTATCAATTCGAGCAAGTGCATCCAATGCAACCTGCTCATCGTACTCGTACATCTCCAGGTGCATATCATCAAGAGAACCTGATGTCGGTAAATACACAAGTGCCACATGGTTGACGGTTGCACCTTGTTGTGCTTTTCCGTATCCATAAAGCTGAGTCTGAATGATTTGTTGCTGTGTCGCGCCTTCTTTTCTGCGCGTTTCAATTTGCTTGGATGAGGTTGTTTTCCAATCCATCACGATTCCTCGGTTGACATCAAATAAGTCAATCGAACCTGACAGACCTGAACGAATGGTGACTCGTTGCTCTACTTCATACCCTTCAATCTTGCCAAAGACCTCTGCCAAGTAAGCGTGAATTGCGGTTCCCACCTGGGCGCTCCAACTGCTGCTTCCACCTTCATTGATCTTTTCCCAATCAAGAAGTTTGTACGCAAGACGGCGTGAGCATTCATGCCCGATTTCAGATGGCCCGATGGCAATTTGCTTTGAGCGTGGCGACCATTGACCTGCCTTTGAAATGATTTCGGCAAGTTCATCTGCCAACACCTTTGAAGGTTTATGCGGAGCAACGAATGTCATTTAGTCCTCATCCTCGTCATCTTCATATGGCGTGAAAGGTGGTTCATCGAGAAGTGGTGAGATGGGCGTGATGATGCTCATTGCTCACCACTTTCGACAACTGTAAAGCGGCGTGACATTGTTGGTATCTCAAGCAACTGAATGACTTGATCAGGCAGGATTTCTCGCGCCTTCTTGACATCAATTCGTCTTGATTCAACAAATGACCATCGGACAACCTCGTTGCCCTGGTACATACCAACTTCAGCATCGCCCAATGCACTTTCAAGGTGCGAACGAGCTATGTCGGCAAGTTCTTGCCATTCTTTTATCTTGCTCAACGCTTCTTTGTATTGTTTGAGCCAAGATGCAATGTCATCATCTAAGACAACACGCTTGTGTTCAATTTCAATGGTCACTTGTAATTCCCCCGAATCTTTTCAGTACCAATTGAATTTTTGGAAGTGTGACCAAGCAGAGCATGGAGACACATGGCGCCGGTGGATATAGGCGAGAGTTGCCACAAGTTGTGACACCTTAGACTCAGAATGTTCCATTCCAAGATTGCGATAGGTAGAGTCAAGCAGTTGGCCGATGCCTTGAGCTGAACTCGTTGGGTTTTGTGCATCTTTCCAGGCTGATTCTTTGCCAATCAACGCGGAAAAACATTTGTATTGCTTAGTTGTAAGCAAGTCACGAGCCACTTCCTTCGGATTTACCTGGGCAAGCGGTGGTCGCTCTGAATAAACGATGGATGCAGGAACTGCAATTTGTGGAGCGAATGCGGCATTGACAACCATAGATGTCAAACCACTCACGCTGATCATTATTGCAATCCCCCTGATAAATCTTTTGTTTTGAGTTGTGATTGGAGTTCTCCCTTTGATTTCACCCCTGCTTTGCGAAGAACTTGCGTTGTGTACGAAAGGTCAACATTCAAAGCAACTGAGATTTCTTTTGGTGTTCTTCCTTGCAGATGAAGTCTGCGAATCGTCTCGGCTTTATTGATACCGAACTTTTTGCGCCTTCTTTGAACATAAACTCCACGCTCCTTTGGTGTCGTTCCTGCCCAAATCCCATGAGGGATGTTTTCTGCAAGTGCGTATTCCAAGCACTCCTTTCGTTCGATACAACCGCCGCAAATACTGCGAGCGATTGGGAGACTGTTTGCCTCTTCGACTTTTCCTTCAGGAAAGAAAATGTCGGGGTTTTCGATGTCACGGCATTGTGCCTGTAACAACAAAGGTAAAGTGGGGAAGAAGTATTCGAAATTCACTCCCTAGTTCCAAGCCATTGTTCTAAATCCTGAACAACCCATGACTTTTCAATGCCGGCATTTCGGCGCTTAATTATGACATAAGCAGGTGGAGTTTGTTCAAGACCACGAGCT